ATGAACTAAATTTAAATGGAGAAGCTGGAGCAGGTAATGCTACTACAGGTGGTTTAATTGGTTCAAGAATTAAGTTTACTGCAGTTGCAGCAAATAAATATTTAGTTGAAGGTTTGTTAATTGGTGATGGCACAGTTGCTACACCTTTTGATACTCAATAATAAATAATTAGTGGCTCCTTCGGGAGCCACGAACACAGGAGAATTTTATGGGATTTAGATCCGATATACAAGCAACAAGATCAATTGCTGCTGCAGGAGCTGCAGCAATCATTGTACAACCAGTAAGATTAAAAGGTATTATAGTTTCTAATGATGCTGTTGGTGCTGGTCTTTTAGAATTAACAACTACTTCAAGCTCTGGTGATACTTTATTTATTGCAGATGTACCTAGTGGAGATATAGTTAACTTTTCTTTTCCAGATGATGGAATCTTATTTCCAAAAGGAATTTTTTGCAAAACAAAAACAAATATTGCAGCTTATACATTATTAACAGATAAATATTCTGGACCTAACTTAACAACGAGTAACGGATAATGTCAGGCGGCGGATCATTTACTTCAGACCAACTAGTAGCCCATGCGGTAGCAGATGGTCAAATAGTTCCTTTAACACAAAGAGCTAGAGTAACTTACATTCAAGCTGAAGGAATTGCTAATGCGGCAGTTGTTTTAAAAGATGGTGGTGCAGGTGGTACAGTAAAAGCTACCTTTAAATTTGGAACAGATGGTTTATCTATTTTTGTACCTGGTAGCGGTATTTTTTTTAAAGAAGGTGTGTATTTAGATTTAACAGCTACTCCAGGTGTAACAATTACATTTACTTAGGATGAGTAGTAGAGCTAAACTTTTTATAGCAGGTAGTAAATACGCAGGGACTAAAATAAAAGATATTGTTAAGACTTTAAAGCGTAACTATAAAGCTAAAAAAACATCTAGTAAAAAAACTTCCACAAAATCAAAAAGACCTTTGTTTAGGCAAGAAGCTCTTAAAGCAAATTCTGCAAGAGCACGTTTAAAAAATAAAAGTATTAAACCATTTAATATTAGAGCAGGAGCTAGAAATGATAAAGTAATTCCTATTAAAAAACAATCCCAAGTAGGCAGCTCATTTCAAACTCATAACATAAAAACACCCGGAGCAAATTCTGCTAGAGGTATGGGTTTATCAAGATACGGAAGTGAAGGTTCAGCATCCTCTTGGAGATCTGATATGGACAGATTTCAAGAAATACCATTATCTTCTTTTTTTAAAAAGAAGAAAAAAGCTCTTGGTGGTGTTGCTAGTTTTAGTAGAGGCGGAGATAATATGCCCGATAGAAACAAAAAGAATTTTAGATCCACTAAAAGTGGTGCAGGAATGACTGCTGCAGGTGTTGCATCATATAGAAGAAAAAACCCAGGAAGTAAATTATCAACCGCAGTTACAGAAGATAAACCGGGTAAAAAAAGATCAGCTAGAAGAAAATCATACTGCGCAAGATCAGCAGGTCAAATGAAAATGTTTCCAAAAGCTGCCGCAGATCCTAATTCTAGATTAAGACAGGCAAGACGTAGATGGAAGTGTTAAAAAAATTATACTGGCTATTTTTAGATCTTATACTTTATGTTATAATGGGTTTAATATTTTGTTTAACAGTAGTAGGGGCTTATTTAAAAACCATGATAGATAAATTTTGTTATAATTTTTTTTCAAAGATGGATGATATCTGTGAATGGGTTGCTAAAAAAATATTGGGACCTAGATGTAAATGCAAGTTAAAAGGAAAAGTAAAAGAAGAAGAAGTTTTAGATGTAGATAAAACTTTTGAAAATGAAATAAAAAAATAAGGGTGCTAAATGAATATTGCAGAACTGTTCAAAAAGAATTTTGTATTAATACCCGTAATAGCTTCAGTGCTATTTGGAACGTTCACTGGTGTTAAATATATTGTCAATCTAACAGACACAATTAATGCTAATCAAGCAGAACTTATAAATCTTAAACGAGATTTAACTGTAGCGCAGGAAAAACTTACAGATCAAAACACAAGACTAACTTCTGCTGAATCTACGTGGCAGATGGCAGAAAATTTATACAGACAATTAGCAGATGAAGTTAGAGAACACAGCTATGATATTAAGGATTTAAATAGGTAATGTATGGAGACTCTCAGGATGGATTACAGATTCACTGCACTATTAATTGTAATGTTTATAATGCTAACAGTATTTGCAAAACCTGCATATCCAAAAAACGAGTATTTAACTAATGGGACTAATAGCTGCAGAACTGGTGAGGTCGATGTTAGAATCGAAACAGAAAACAGAGACAATGACTATAGACATAATTCTAGTTCTAATGATTATGATAATGATAGTGACAACGATCGTCTTAGTGTAACTTATAGACATTACATTGGAACAGCTTGCACAAAAGAATTTAGAAAAGTACAGCAAGAAAACATGGAATTAAAACAACAATTAGAATTAATGAAGATGTGTGGTAGAGTTAACAGCAACCCTAGTCTAGCACAGAATGAAAACTTTAGATTATTAGTATCAAAGTGTACTGGTGTAACTCCAGTTAAATTAGATAACAGACCAGCGGATGGTAAAAGTAAATGGGATGAATTAAAAGATAACTACAAAAAAGAGAATCCAAAACTTAAATTAATGGGTGATAAATTTTTAACATTACCGGTACCTACAAATGAGTAGAAAAACTAACACAGCATTAATTGCATTGTTGGGTACAATTCTTATGGGCCTAGCCACATGGACTTTGGTCACACTTATAGAACTTCAGTTAACCGTAACCATGATCCAGTCTGACTTGATGTCTATTGATAAGCAATTTGGGAGAGTGTATAATTTCATCGATTCCGTTAGAGGTAAATAATGAAAATTTCTAGAAACTTTAATCTTCAAGAATTAATTAAATCGGACACAGCTGTTCGTAAGGGTATAGATAATAATCCTAACTCAGATCAGATAGCAAAACTAAAATTACTTTGTGATAATATTTTACAACCCGTCAGAGATCATTTCGGTCCTGTGGTTGTGACCTCGTGTTATAGGTCACCTGAATTATCAGTTGCAATAGGTAGCTCAATAAATAGTCAACACTGTGATGCGGAAGCCGTTGATTTTGAATGTCCTGCTGTAGATAATGCTGAGCTCTGTGATTGGATATATAAAAATCTTAATTTTGATCAAATGATTCTCGAGTTCTATAAAAAAGGAGAACCTTCAAGTGGATGGTGTCATTGTAGTTATATAGAAGATAAACCTAGGAAGCAGTTCTTGCATGCATTTAAAGAAGATGGTAAAACTAAATATAAACCAATTTTAGGAAAGGCAGTAGATTTATAATGGCTATAGGAAGAGGACAAATATCAGCACAGATAGATGGTAAACTTAGAGGAGCTAGAAAGAAAAAAGCACCCTCAGGATATCATTACATGCCAAATGGTAGGCTTATGAAGGACAGTGAACATGCGAAAAAAAAATCCAATAGCAAAAAACCTAAGGTCTTCAAAGTTTAAGCTAAAAGTGATACAATCAAAGAAATTGTACAACCGTAAAAAGGATAATAATGGCAACTTCAGGAACCACAACATTTGATTTATCTATAGAAGAGATAATACAAGAAGCCTATGAACGATGTGGTATGTCAACTACTAGTGGACATAGTCTTAGATCTGCTAGAACAAGTTTAAATCTTTTATTTGCAGAGTGGGCCAATAGAGGTATCCATTTATGGAAAGTAGCTTTACATGAAAACCAATTAGTTTCAGGACAAGCTGAATATGCTGTTGATTCTGCAGTAAGCGATGTTTTAGAAGCTTTTGTTTCAACTACTGGTGCAGGAGCCAATACTGTAAACACTCAAGATGTTGCTTTATCAAAAATAGATAGATCAGCGTATTCAGCTTTACCTAATAAACTTGCAGTAGGGCAACCTTCACAATATTATGTGGATAGACAAGAAATACCAAAAATATATTTATACCAAGCCCCTAATTTAAATACTTACACTTATTTAAAATATTACGTAATTAAAAGAATTGAAGATGCAGGAGCATACACTGATGATGCAGATATTGTATTTAGATTTTTACCCTGCATGGTTGCGGGATTGGCTTATTATTTAGCGATGAAAAATTCTCCACAACTAGTTCAACAAAATAAATTAATTTATGAAGATCAATTAAAAAGAGCTTTGGATGAGGATGGTCAAAGAGCTTCTACATTTATTACTCCACAATCATTTTACACTAATGGAGTATAACAATGGGTAAATGGGCGACAGGTAGAAGAAGTTTATCAATATCAGATAGATCAGGTATGGCTTTTCCATATACTGAAATGGTGAAAGAATGGAATGGTTCTTTAGTTCATTATTCTGAATTTGAACCTAAACACCCTCAAATTAGAAGAAGACATTTTACTGCTGATGCGATAGCTTTACAAAATTCTAGATCAATGAGATTTCAAACACCAAAAGATATATCAACTATTAACCCACAAGCACCTAATGATAGTACAGTCGCAAGCTCCGGAGGACAAGGAATGGCGACAGCTGAT